CCAGATATCGGATGCGCGGCTATGGCTCTCGTTCACCTGATTCACATATCGGCCTCATCACAACAGTCAATGACTGCCTTTTCCAGTGTGTCGCGGATCTCATCAACCACAATCTGTACTTCATTCAGTTGTGATGCGGTCCACCCCCTGTCCCTCTCCAGCCGGTCAGGCCAGGTTTCCAGTACCTGAACTATCGCTTTCACCACGACAGAAAAGGACCGCCTGACATCACTGACTGGCACAAGCTGACCAGTTTCCTGCTCAAATTTCAGTCGGTCACGTTCTGACTGGTACCATGCTTTACGCGCATGAGGATCCATTTCCTCGTTATCTACAGGCAGAGGAGCTTTCATCAGCTCGGCAAGGATATCTGTCAGTCGGTACAGTTTGAGATTGCTCTCATGACCACCGGCTGGGCTTATGTTTTTTACCCGAGCCGCAACAGTCTGTCGATGAGCACCGGATAATGCGGCCAGTTGGGAAATATTCAGATGCAGATTTTTTAATTCACGATCCATAACTCCCCCTGAAAATTATGTAAACACACACCAGTGATGAACAAAAAACAACCAGATTCGACACTAAAAATTTTTATTTTTCTATATATCAACAACTTACACTGGTGGTGATGGTGCCATAAAAATCAAAAAATGCGCCTTTTTCCGCGCCGCCCGCCCCGTGTTCAGGCCCACCACACCAGGAGGACCCGAAAATGATAATGGTTATCATTTGTAATGTAGTCCGGTTTCTTCCAGCATCGCACCGGACCAGCGACTATGAGGGGACAACGCCGCGCTCCGTTAACGCGGTAAACCCCGGTGTGTATCGTTTTTGATTATCCCCGCACACTCGCGCAGAGGAGTCTCCCTGTCGGGCTGCGGTCTCTGTTAATACGGGAATACGGCGACAATACCGCGCATGAATAATAAGGTCGCTCAACACACTGGCTGTAATGCAGCGGATACCATGCGGCATTTAGCGGCATTCATCGTACACTCAACGGTTAGCTCTTCATTCGTGGCATTCACCTGAAAGGTCCGGGAGTGTAATTGCGTACATTTACCACTGAACGAACCTTCAACAAGAACACGACCACGCTGCAAAATACGGAACGGAATTGTTCCCTGAAAAGGCTTTACGGTTACCAGTAATTTCTTCATGCATTCTCCGGATAACAAAAATACTAGTTAATACACTGAGTGCGGATATATTCCTGCGCCCCTTCCAGCTGCTTCTGCATCATCATCAACCGTTCTCTGAGGATGAAATAATCCCGTTCAGCGGTGTCTGCCAGTCGGGGGCCGGTTGCATTATCCACGCCGGAGGTGCCGGTGGCTTCACGCACGGTACCGTGGCAGGTGGCGTTGATCCGCAGGCGCTTACGACCAGCGGCAACATCAGCACGCAGAGTTTCATTTTCAGCTCTCGCATCAGCTAATTCCCTCGAGTATCTGGCATCAAGTGCAGCAACATCACGCTGGCGCTGCTGCATATCAGTAATGGTTGCATTTGCCAGCTCCAGCTCACTGACTTTTTTATCGCGCTGCTCTTTGTAGGTTATGGCGTTATCGCGGTAATGATTAACAGCCCATAACAGACAGACGATGATGCAGATAACCAGAGCGTAAATAATCGCGGTTACTCTTCTCACTGATCTATCCCCCAACAAGCTAATGCGCTTTCCTGGTCACGACGAATAACCTGTCCGTAGCAGTTATTTGAACGTGTGCGGCAATCACGCCCACCGTCCTTAATCCACCAGCGAATCGCCTCACACGCTCCCCTGCGATCACCTGCATTAATTCGTTTATAAAACGTCGACGGGAAACACTTACCGGGACCAATGTTGTACGGACAGAATGACGCGATCCCCGCTTTCTGGGGTTCGGTCAGCGGCACTCTGATGTTTTTCTCCACCCACGCCAGCGCCTTATCACGCTCAATGGCGTTAACCCGGTCGCATTTTCCCTTCGACAACTTCATGCCCGGAACGACAGGTTTGCCATCCACCCTGGTGGCACCACGACAAATGGTCCAGATACCCGCACCATCACGGTATGCCGTGGTGTGGTTACCTTCTTTTTCATCCAGAAACTGGTCGAGAATATCAGGCGCAGGCGCCCCTGCGGCAATCAGCGCCAGAACGGCAGCCGACAGGCCGTATTTGATTTTGGTGTTCATGGATATTTATCAGGATTTATCGGTTCCGAATCCCTGGATATGTTAAGCCTTCACCCCACCAGTGGTGGGCACTGGCGGGTTCTTAATTTCCCCGGATGATCGTGGATTACATTCCACCAGGAGATTACTTATGCTTATCTATCCAGCGGCAGACCTCCGTTTACAGGGACGCAGAGCACAACCATGGGATAAAACAACCACTCATAAATATCGTCCCGGTCAATATTATGACTTTCGTAAACACCCGGAACTGATCGAGACACACCTTGAGGATTTTGTTGAATATTCAGACAGACAAGCGATTCAGACCTTTTTTTCTTTTGTTAAGTGGATCAACAGCAATTCATCTGCATTCGAGAGCACGGACTGCATGTTTTCAGGAACACCAAAGGTTGATGAATACGCCCCGGTATTTGGTTGCACCCATGCGTCATCTGGCCGCTTCGAATTTTTGTTTCGCGATACGAAAATAAACCAAAATGAGCGAGCTGTCGGATGGGTACTTAACAAACTATCGCTCTACCTTCAGAAAGAACGGCCCGATTTTTGTAAAGGAACCTTTGGCATCGTTCCCCTCATGACGGAATATACCGACTCCGGCGGTAACGAGTTCACCGGTTATCGTATTTGTGTCTATTTCGATGCTTACGGGAATGGAACAGAGGATACCTGGACTTCTCTCAACATCATGTTTGATGGCCTCATGAAAGCCACCAAAAGAATGAGCAATGAAACAATCACTGGCGAGATGCGTCCCCTTTAAAAAATTATCCAGAATCTCACTATTTGCAGAGCGCTCTCTGTTTTTTTGAATACGGAAACACTCTGCGAGATTTCTGCTCATCACTTTCCGGCAATAATCGTAAAACGCCGCGAACTGCTCATCACGGCGTTTTTTTTCACCTTCGGAAGGGATCTGCACCGACAGTTTTTTATTCAGTTCAACGACGCTGTTCTCCAGTTTTTCAATGCGTGATTCGATATCATCTTTTTCTGACTGTATCGTGTTATATGCATTGTTAATTTGTATGGTATACCGCTCTTCTGAACAGAGGCGCTTTTCCGGCAACGGTTCGTTCCCTTCACATAACCCGGCAGCAATATCCATGAAAAACTGCTTCGCCTTCTTTTTCGCCTCAGCTTCGTAAAACTCCAGCGGGGCACCTTCAACACGATCAAGATCAATCACCACATTTGGCAACAACAGTGACGTATACCCACCAGTTTCCAGCGCCACAGTAACAGTAATCTTATCCGGGTAAATATTTATCCCTTTAACAACCAGTTCGTATTGTTTATTCATCGTCTACTCTCCCCGCGCCGCCTTACGACGGTCCTCTCTGATTTTGAAATACAGGTTAGTAAGATACGTCAGCAGGCCAAACAGCAGACTCCCCAGCACACCTATCGCCACCCACTGGGACGGAGAGACTTTGTCCAGCAGCTGCAGTAACCAGTATCCCGTCCCCACCGCTGACGTGGTGTATGACACACCCGTTGTGATTTTTTCCATCTGGTACATACCCCGTCTCCCGCAATCCGGAAGCTCACAACAACAGGAGGGGCATCAGCTCACACCGACAGCCCCTGCGTATGGTTACATCATCATTTCGCCGCCAGGCTGAGGCTCACTGCTACCGTCAGGCTGAGACACAACGCCATCTGAAACAGCACTGTCACCCGCGCCGTCTTCAGGCTCAGGAGCAGCCGGTCCCCCCAGCAGCTCATCCAGAATGGCATCCACTTCAGCATCAAGACGCGCCTCAAGATTCTGGCGGAGTTGCTGTTTCAGTGCGCTTCTGACTTCTTCAGAGCGCAGGACGTCCTTCACTGCTTCAGCAGTGACCAGAGATTTTATTTCTGACATGGGATTTTCTCGTTGAAAGGTGTTGTTAAGAAAGTTGCTACGAAATGAGAGGCTCTTCGGGTTTTGTTCCGGCTGACTGGCTGGCGCTGATTTTTTCCGCCGCCGCGGCATCAATCTTTTTGCGTATATAGTTCCGGATAACCTTATACCCGCCACTTACCAGATATAACGTGCACACCACCGTGCAGAAATACAATAAAATAAGCTGTACAAATCTCATTATCCCTCCCGGTTATTGATATGGTGTTGACATCGTTAATACCTGTTGGTTAAAAAAGTGTCCTGCATGTTTTGCTTTGGATATAACGACATTTGCCGCCGGTTCTGGCTCCTTGTTTTCCCTGCCCCGGCGGCCTTTTTTTCCTGCTTACGGGTTATTCACTTCCACTGTTATACTTTCAATCAGCACCGGATATGTCGCACCGCTAGTGATATCGGTCACGCGCAATTTGTCTGCCGTAAACGTGCCGACCGGTGACTGTGACAGCATGAACGGCGTCCCGTCCTTACCATCAATGACCGGCGTCACCTCAATACTGTTGTTACCGGCAAAACGGAAGCCCAGCGTATGCCATTCGTTATCAAATGCGCCGAATGACCCCAGCTTCGTGTTCTGACCAGCATTTCCCTTGTGGTACATCACATTAAGGTCTGTGGCATCGCTCTGTACGTAAAACGACGCCAGCAGGTTATGACCGGCATTACCTTCCAGTGTGACGCCCTGAGGCAGTGAAGAAACCGGCCAGTACAGCGCCAGTGCGTACTGATTAGCTGTCAGTGTGCCATCAACTTTAAAACGACAACTGATAAGCCCGCCCTTCTCCAGCAGGTCTGCGCCATTACCGGCATCATGCTGCATAAACCACGAGGAACTTCCTGTCTGTTTGGTCCACCTCAGCGCCTTACCTCCTGCAGCACCTGCATCATCAACTACCAATGCACGCCCTCCTTCAGCTCCCCATCCCTGCGGATTCAGTAAACCACCTGACTCTGTTGCACGGTAATAAAGCAGCGTTGTCACTGATTTCCCGTCCGTTGACGGTGTTGATGGTGTGTCCGGTGACGGCTTCTCATCCGGCGGCATCACAACCTGTTCCCCACCCACCAGTTCAGCCGTCCGTCCTGCATGGAGAAGAATCGCTGAGGCAAGACGGTCAGAAATAATCCCCCTGCGTGCCCATGAGCTGAAATGGCTCGCACGGTCTGCTGACGTCCAGTTTGCCGACGTCCGGGAGGCCGCACCGTAATATCCTGATGCCGGAATATCCGGGTCTTCTTCCGGTTTGTTCGTCGGGACATTTGCTCCGTTCTCATCGGTCATGAACGGCACAAAGTGAATATTCTTTTCCGTTTTGTTTTTGTAACTGCCGTACACCGTCTGGTAAGTGGATTCGCTCTTCTGCTTCCAGAAATAAGTTGTGTCTCCACATATCCAGGGAACACCGTCAGCAGAACCACCAGCGCACTGTCCCACCATATCTGCAAGGTCCGTACGATATTGTTCCACTACTTCTGTAAAACGGGCTGTGTGATTTGCTGGCGTTCCGTCAAAGTCAAATTCCCCCTGCATCCACACCACGGCAAGCAGCACATTTTTCGGGTTCTTTGCCAGCGCGGCTTTTGTACGACCGATGAGATCCTTATACAGCGGCCTGCCCACACCCCAGCGGGTAGAACTCTCTGAGGCACCGGTCACGTCACTGTATGTTCCATCTGCCCCGGTGGTGAAAGCTGAACCACCACGGCAGCACGGAACCAGAAGAATACCCGCATTCGCCGGTATAAACGGCAGCAGCTTTTTGGCAATATGCAGCCCCTGCCCCACGGTTCCGTACTGACCTTTCGACAGGTCAGCTTTCGGATGGTTAAGACGGCTCATGTCCTGTACATCATGCAGACAGTGGTCTGCCGGAATAATGTCGTTATATTTACAGGGAGCGCCATCCGGCGTCACTGTGCTGCGACGAGCCAGTTGCTTTATACGCGGGTCAGGACGGTCATATGTCTGCGGCAGAGGAAGCCCCTCACCGTAAGCCATGCCGTTCGACTGCCCGGCCAGTGGAATAACGTAGTAATAATCTGGCTCCGTGGTGACCACTCCCGGATAGCCACCATCCCCCGTGCCGGGCACAACCACTGGCGTGGTCACATCCCCCTCCGCGGCAATCGCCTGCATCAGGGTATAAGGGGTTATGGCCACAGGACTACCAAACGGCTGCCAGCCCTCTTTCAGTTTGTGTGTCAGCTTTTCCGCAAGATCTGACGGCGACGCCGCCCTGACAACATCATAATGTTTAATCGACATCGAATTTCTCCCGTGTACAGGAACAGAGTTAAAAAGCCGGAACCGGAATCAAATCACAGGATGACCATCTGCCAGTGGCTGGTCGTAAAAAAAAGGCCGCGCCATGCGCAGCCGGAAATAAAGGGATAACGATGATAGTTTGAGAAAAACAGAAATAACACTTTTGTGGCAAAGCATGGTGCCGGGTGCCTCCCGGTGAATTCAGTACCAGCACCTGAATCCGCGATTATCCCATATACCTGGTTGCTGATTGCCCCTCCGCACAGGGGGATTCGCCATGCAGTAGTATTTTTAATAAACAGTAAACAAAAAAATCAAGCATTATGCAGGCTGTTCTTTTTATCACCGGCCACAGCAATACCACAATGCCGCAGACCAGCCCCCCATCCGCCAGCACCGACATGATTCTGCTGGTGAAATCCACCATCACCACCAGAAACAGCAGGAGTGCAGCCACAGCCAGACGCAGTTTTACCGTCACAGGTAATTCTCCAGACGAAGACCCAGAACACCGGCAATCTCTTCCAGCACCTTGCGCTCTTCCGGCTCAATTTCGCCGTCTGCCTCCGCAATGGCCACCGCCACATCCAGCACATCTTCCGCTTCACGCGTATCGTGTTTCACATCCTCGATCTCACGTAACGCCGCACGACGACCAGTTTTAAAGTTCGTATCCAGCTGACCGATAATGGTTGCGCTAATCGCATTAATTTCTGACGTAAACGCGGACAGCGCTGGCTGATTACGCAGTACCTGTTCGATCTTCGCTTTCTCGGATGCCTCACATTCACCATCTGCACAGGCCACCAGGTATGCGGCGTTAATCACCACCTGTGCCAGATCGCGTTTTTCAAACTTTTTAATTTCCGTTGCCGCTCTGCGGGCTTTTTTTACCAAAAATACCAAACATCGTGACGTTCCTTTGGGTGGGTGAGCCAACGCCCGGGAGCGATCTGCCCACAGAGAAAGTCACACTGACCACTCCATAAGCTCCCCCCGAAAGGCTCTGTGGTTGGTATGCGCCGGGCGTGGTGCGGATACAAAAAAGGTCCGCAAAAGCGAGCGAGGGAAAATAAGTGTGGTGCGTTGTACTGGGTTCGAACCAGTGACCGATTGCTTAGAAGGCAATTGCTCTGTCCGGCTGAGCTAAAAACGCAGAATACCGATAATGGACCGCCATCGGAGACTCGAACCCCGCGAAACCAGCTTCGAAGGCTGGCGTTCTATCCCGATGAGCTAATGGCGGTATGTGATGGTGGCCCTTGCTGGATTTGAACC